ACCAGAAAGAAGGAATCGTAAAATGAAAATGACCAAATCCCAACTCAAGCAAATTATTAAAGAAGAATTACAAGGCGACAGCCCCATTGACGAAGGTCTTGAAAATATTACACCTGAAAACATTGAAATTCTTATGAATGCAGTCAAACATTTTGCTACCCAGCCCGCTGTCACTACTGCTTTAGCAACTGGTGGTCTTGTTGCCGCAGTTGCAAAAATTAAAGAACTTGTGCAGTCTGGAGAATAAAATGAAAATTACTGAAGAACAATTAAGAACAATTATTGTTGAAGAATATATCAAAGAAGAAAACTTGGATGAGTACAGCGATGAAGCTGAAAAGCTCATTAAGAAAATGGTCGGTGACAAAGAGTACGCACGCCGAAGAGCATTAGAGAATCCTAAAAAATCTGAACCATCTGACACGGCACCCATGGAAAAACCACATTCAGATTCAGATGATGACGTTGTGATGTCTGGCAATATTGAAGATGCAATTTATGATATGGTCAAAGGTGCTGATGCTGGTGAAGTAGCAGAAATTTTTAATGCTGTGTTCTCGCGCTTTGAGCCCGAGGCTGCAGAAGAAATCATGACTTCATTATATGGTGGCAAAGAGATGGATACAAGAAATCAGCAAGGTAGACAAGTTGGCTTTAAGCTTGAAGAACTTAGATTGTTGATTAAGAAAGTTTTAGCTGAGAGTGTATGAGCTTTGAACTCACAAAAAAACAAAAAGTTCAAGAAATCTTAAAATGCGGTAAGGATCCTGCTTACTTTTTAAGAAATTATGCCCGTATATCACACCCGATGCACGGGCTTATATTATTTAATACATATGATTTTCAAGATGTATTGCTGAACGATTTCAATGATCATAGATTTAACGTGATACTTAAAGCTAGACAGCTAGGTATTTCAACAATTACCGCTGGCTACATATCTTGGCTCATGCTTTTTCATAAAGATAAGTCTATTCTTGTTATGGCAACCAAATTTGCTACAGCAGGAAACCTTGTAAAGAAAGTCAAGAGTATTATGAAGAACTTGCCAGAGTGGATTCGTATAGCTACTATTTCTGTTGATAACCGAACATCGTTTGAATTATCAAATGGTTCAACTATTAAAGCCGCTTCGACCTCCGGTGATGCTGGTCGTTCTGAAGCCCTGTCTCTGCTTGTTCTTGATGAGGCCGCCCACATCGAAGGTCTGGAAGAACTGTGGACAGGTCTATATCCCACGTTGTCAACTGGTGGTCGCTGTATAGCCCTTTCAACCCCAAACGGTGTAGGTAACTGGTTTCATAAAACATGCACAGACGCTGAGTCTGGTGCAAACAATTTTAATTTAACAACACTTCCGTGGGACGTACATCCAGATCGAAACGAGGAATGGTATAAGAAAGAAACCAGAAACATGTCCAAGCGTCAAATTGCACAGGAGCTTGAATGTAACTTCAATACTTCTGGTGAAACTGTCGTAGATCCAGAATGTATGGAGTGGCTACTGTCAAACGTTCGTGAACCAAAGCATAGAACAGGCTTTGATAGAAATATATGGATGTGGGAAGAATATGATCCATCGTGCAATTATTTAATGGTTGCTGATGTAGCTAGAGGCGATGGCGCTGATTATTCGACATTTCACATTATTAAACTAGAAACATTAGAAGCTGTCGTAGAGTATCAAGGTAAACCTACTCTTGATATGTATGCAAACATACTAAATCAAGTGGGTAGAGAATTTGGGGATTCGCTGTTGGTTGTCGAAAATAACAATGTAGGATACTCTGTACTAGATAAACTTTTGGATATGGAATATCCCAACTTGTACCATTCTGTTAAGTCTACTCACGAATATGTTGATCAATATATGGCAGAAAGTATGAATTCTGCTGTTCCCGGTTTCACGACTTCTATGAAGACTCGACCGCTTATCATTGCGAAATTAGAAGAGTTTATCAGAAATAAACTAATTACGGTATATTCGACTCGTACTATTAATGAGATGAAGACTTTTATTTGGAGGAACGGTAAGCCCCAAGCAATGAAAGGATATCATGATGATTTAATCATGGCACTTGCGATTGCTTGCTGGGTTAGAGATACAGCACTTCAAGCAAGTGCTAGAGACTTAAATTACAAAGAAGCTTTTGCTAAAGCTGTCTATACCACAAAAACTATCATGAATACACAAATTAAAGGTCAAACAGGCTACAAAGAAAAAGAAATATTTGATAAAATTAGTGAAGCAAAGAGCTTATACGAACAATACAAATGGATTATAAAGTGAGAATATAAATGGCAGACAATAAGAAAAAAGGTAGAAACCCGGCGAATCAACAATCTGAATTGTTTAAAGCACTTACTAGATTGTTCTCCGGACCAATAGTAAATTACAGATCGCAATCTGGTACAAAAATCAGAAGACAGCATTTAGACAAATACTCGTCGCGTTTTCGTACCGCATCCGGTCAACAATTCAAAAAGGCTTTATCATCCCCGCTTGATAACATTGCGTACAATGCGATGCAAAGCCAGCGCCGCGTTGAAAGATACGTAGACTTTGATCAAATGGAGTATATGCCAGAGATTGCATCAGCACTTGATATATACGCTGATGAAATGTCAACATATTCCGAATTAAGACCCATGCTCAATGTTAAGTGTTCTAATGAAGAAATTAAAGCTGTGCTAAAAAATCTTTATTCTAAAGTTCTTAACTTGGAGCACAATTTGTTTTCTTGGGCAAGAACAATGTGTAAGTATGGAGACTTTTTCTTGTACTTAGATATTGATGACAACTTCGGTATTCAATCTGTTATATCTATTCCAATAGGAGAAGTCGAAAGACTTGAAGGTCAAGATTCTACCAACCCTAATTACATTCAGTATCAATGGAATTCAGCCGGTATGACATTTGAAAACTGGCAAATCGCACACTTTAGAGTTTTAGGTAATGATAAGCACGCTCCATACGGAACATCTGTTTTAGATCCCGCCCGTCGTATTTTCAGACAGTTAACTCTTGTTGAAGATGCTATGATGGCTTACCGTGTTATCCGCTCGTCAGAAAGAAGATTGTTTAAAATTGATGTTGGTGGTATTCCTCCGAACGATATTGAACAATATATGGAAAAGATTGTTACACAGCTAAAGAGACATACAGTTATTGACCAAAAAACTGGTCGAGTTGACTTGCGCTATAATCCAATGAGTATCGAGGAAGATTATTTTATTCCTGTTCGTCCGGGTTCTGTAACTGACGTTACAAACTTGGCAGGTGGCCAAAATACAACTGCAGTTGAAGATGTTAAATATCTTAGAGATAAGTTATTTTCTGCTCTTAAAATTCCACAGCCTTACTTGGCGATGGGTGAAGGCGCCGCCGAAGATAAGACAACGCTTGCACAAAAGGACATCCGCTTTGCTAGAACTATTCAAAGACTACAGAGAATTCTTACATCAGAGTTAGAAAAGATTGGAATTATTCACTTATATACTCTTGGTTTCCGTGGAGATGATTTACTTTCCTTTTCCTTGAGTCTCAATAATCCATCAAAGATTGCTGAGCTTCAAGAAATTGAATTTTGGAAATCCAAGTTTGATATTGCTGCGTCTGCAACAGAAGGTTATTTCTCTCGACGTTGGGTTGGTGAGCACATCTTTGGCATGTCTAACGAAGAGTTTGTTCGTAATCAAAGAGAAATTTACTATGATCGCAAATATGATGCGTCACTTCAACAAGTTGCTGAAGCCGCTGCAGCCGGCGGTGACGCCGGAGGCTTGGGCGGTGATGCTGGTGGCTTAGGTGCCGACCTTGGCGGAGACCTTGGTGGCGATGCAGGGGCTGACGCTCTCGGTGATGCTCTTGGCGGTGATACGCCAGCAGAAATACCTGCTGCTGATGCCGACGCCCCCGCAGCGGATGATTCAGCGCTTCTTGCTGTACCACCCGGCTCTCGAAATGACAAAGTCAGAGAATATGAAAAAAGCACATACATTGCAAAAGACGGCACAAATGATAAGCGCGATATGGGAGCAAGAACTCGTTCTACACATGCTTTGTATAATAGAGAGAAAGCTGGAAAAGCGAAAAGAGCAAAGTTCCCCGGCGGCAGCGACCTCGCTACATCGCCGATTCCAAGTATAGCAAAAGGTATTTATGAAGAGGAAGAACCTATTTATAAATTGAAAGAGTCCAACGAAGAACAAAAACTTTTCAAAGTTAATGAATCGTTAGATCACTTAATTAAAAGTTTAGAAGATAAAAAAGAAATCATAACGGAGCAAAATGATGAAAACTAATTATAACAAAAAAAGAAACACGGCTTTTGTTTACGAGGCGTTGATTAGAGAAGGTACCTCTGCAATTTTACAGGGTGACCACGATCGAAAAAACACCGTAGTTAAATTAATCAAAAAACATTTTGCACCTGATTCCATTCTGTATAAAGATTTACAATGTTATCAATCCCTTTATGAATCTCAAGGATTAGACAAGGAAATTTGTGAAAAAATTATGAAGGAAGCTAAACTTGGACATCGCGTGTTAGATCCGCATGGTTTGTTTGTAAGTCAGACTGATTTAATTAAAGATGTAAATAAAGAATTAGAGCCAGCAGTATTTAACAATTTTGTTCCAAACTATAAATCTTTAGCCAACATTCATAAAATGTTTAACTCAATGAGCAGCCCGAAAGATTCAGTTATTTTGGAGCAAGCTGTGCTTGAAAGAATGTCTGCTTCTGATGACGCGACAAATGATTTTAATGTAGATAATTTGGTTGTGGAAGAATTCGTTAAGAAATTTAATAACAAATACGACAGTGTTCTTTTACAAGAGCAAAAACAATTACTAAGCTTGTATATCAGTTCTTTTGTTGATAA